TTAATCTATACGACCGCACTTTAAAAGTGCGGTCTTTTTCCATCAATCAAGGGATTTTAAAAATGAGCTTGCGTGAAGAGTTATTAAAAAACAAACCTAAAGTACACCCGTTTGACTACAACGGCGTAACGTACTTTTTCCGGGAATTTAATGTTGGAGAAATGAATCAAGCATTATATGGCCAGCACAATGAGTTGTTGAAACTTGCTGAAAAGCAAGGGATTGAGCTCAACTATGACGACGAAGAAGAACTAACAAAACAGCTCACCAAGGTACATGACCCTGATCGATTATCCCGCGTGCTGGCTATTCGTTTGTGTGATGCTGATGGGAAAAACTTATTTGATCCTAATAACCAAGATGACTTAGCAGCTTTACGCTCCTTGGATAAAGGATTGTATGAGGCGTTAAATGTCGCAGTGATGGATTTACTCCCAAAAAACTTAGCGACCGACGAAAGCTCCAAATAAACTTATCGCTTTCGTTGGGAAAAACGCTGGAAGAAATAGAGCAAATGCCGGAAAGCCACTTTAGGGAATATCAGTTATTTTACCAAGAGCAACCATTCGGCATTTGGCGCGAAGATTACAGGACTGCCCAAATATCGCACTTGCTCGCAATGATAAACCGAGATCCGAAAGGGAAAGAGCCTGAATTATCAGATTTTATGCCGTTTTTTAGAGATCAAACGAATAAAAATGACGATGACGACGGCTCAGAAAGATATTTAGCCAATCGATAGACCCGGTGAATACTGAGTTTAATTACAATAACGTGATCTAACTCACGGAGATCTACAAAAAAGTTGGGTAAAATTTGCCAGACTTTTTAACCTATGGAGATCGAAAATGAAAAAGTTATTGTTGTTATTGTCTTCGGCTTTATTAACTGCGTGCGGTTCTTCTCCTGTTGTTATTCAAAAGGCAAAACCAGTCCCACAAGAAAGAATTATGGCTTATGGCGAGCCTAATCCTGATTATGCGAAAGTTACGATTATTCGTGACGAGGGGTTTCAGGGTGGCGGTTGTTATCTCGGTGTGATGTATAAACAAACTTTGCTTGCCCGTTTTGACACAGCAGAAAAAGCTGATTTTTATATCCCCGAGGGTGATCATAAATTTGCGGTAATTTCTGACCCATACGGCAGAGGGCTATGCTCAGGTTCGTGGGACCCTGCGATAGAAGTTCAACATATTAAGAAAGACCAGGATAATATTTACCGGATTAGTTTAGGTCCTTGGCGCCGCCCAAGATTGCTACCAATGTAATAATTGACTATTTAAAAATTTAGCACTAAAATTTCCCAAAATAGCCAAATTGTAGGTTTTCTGCGATTTGGCTTTTTTATTGGCAAAAATAAAGCCCGAAGTGTTAGCGCACCTCGGGCTTTTTTCGTTCCTCAAAACAAAATTCAAGGACTAAGTACAGTGGAAAAGGATTATAGCATAGTGAGCTTTTTAGGCAAGTTGCTCACTTCATTTAAAATTGGAGGAAATATGAGTAAACAAGGTGCCGATAGAGCGGGCAAAGATATTTCATTTGGAATTAAGTTTTTCTTTTGCTGCGGCGGGATTGGGGTGTTAGCCATTGCCCTTGCTTTTGCTTATTATCTTATAAAATAACTTTACAAGATAAAGCAATTTGAGTAGTATCTTTCACAAGGTGTCGAAACCTTAAACCAAAAGCGGAAGTCCGCACCCGATAGCATAGCGGTTTTTTTATGCGCAAAATTTGTGATCTCGTTTAGTTTTATTGCCATTAAGACTTAGCACGCATAAATCCAATTTCATCTATGTCGGGCGGGCGGAGAATACAACACCCGAAAGGGGAATAATCCCAGCCGTTTCTTTTGGTCGGCTTTCGAACCACCCGGCGCCCCTATGGGGGCAAATCTTAATATCGAAAATAAACCAAAGGAGACATTCTATGTCTAATCAAACCCAACTTTCCACATTCAGCTTTGAATCAAAACCTATCCGCACTTTAGCTATTAACAATGAGCCTTGGTTTGTTGCAAAAGATCTTTGCGACACATTAGGGATTACAAACCCAAGTAAGGCAATTTTAAATTTAGACGATGATGAAAAAATGATTTCTACCGACTCTAACTTAAAGTTAGGGTCGGCAGGGAACGGTGCTCAAAGCCTTGCATTGGTGTCAGAAAGCGGAATGTACACTTTGATCTTACGTTGCCGTGATGCAGTTAAAAAAGGATCTGTGCCACACCGTTTTAGAAAATGGGTAACAGCAGAAGTCTTGCCGGCAATCCGTAAAACGGGCAAATATGAATCAAAAACTACAGTAGATGATCGCACGGGCCTGCGCAATGCTGTAAATATGTTAGTGAGCAAGAAAGGCTTAATTTATTCTGACGCTTACCATTTAATCCACCAGCGCTTTAACGTGGAATCAATCGAAGATTTGACATTAGAACAGTTACCGCAAGCGGTGGAGTATGTTCACAAAATAATTTTAGAAGGGGAATTAATCACTGAGGCTCAATTGCCTAGCCGTGAAAAGAAATTCACCTTTGAATTTACCGAGTACGAACTCCAACAGCTTATTTGGTTATGGTTTGCTTTCAAACGTGGTGTCGGCACATTCCAACATATTGAGAGAGCCTTTAACGTTTTAGGCTCGAACATGAGCGGGCAAATCTACGGACAGGCTTACGAATATTTAAGTGTATTACGCTCAACAAACAAAATCTTAAACCGCATTACCAAAGAGTTTGAGATTGACCCAATGACAAATTGGCGAGCATTAGAACACTTGCGCAAGTTTGACCAGAAAGCTGTCAAAATCGATTTCTAAAACGACAAAAAAACCGACCGCACATTTTGAATTAGTAAGGAGTATAATTATGACTGCAAGATTTATATCATTCGTTGCGAAAGTATTACTACTTTTGACAGTATGCCTAACTCCATTGTTTTTATTTACTAAGCCTTGGGGGGGTTATGTATTTTGCGTTGTCATGATTATGCTAATTGCTTGGTGTTTGCGTATTATCTTTGATAGTAAGCTGACAAAGCGGCAAAAAATAGATAGATTATTTGGGACCGCATACTAACCTGATTTGATTTAACAAAGCTCGCCTTTTGGCGGGCTTTTTTTATGGGATAATTTACAACATGGCATCTACGGTATCTGATTTATTAGTCCGCCTAGGCGTTGACGATGCAAAATTTAGAAGTGGCTTAAATGTCGCAGAGGCTCGCGCTAAAAGTTTTTCAATTCGTACAACCCAATATTTGAAGAACATCGAAAATGCCGCAAATTCGTTAGAAAAAATTAATACTAGATTGTTTAATTTTTCTGTTGCAAGTGTTGGCCTTGGCACGCTAAAGAATTATGCAGACGGGTACACCGAGGTAAAAAACAAACTCGCGCTAGTTGAGAGTGCATCGTTTAGTAGTCAGCGAGGATTGCAATCACTCTTTGATATATCATTAAAAACCAACCAAAGCCTAGAGGCGACATCAAGCATTTATCAACGTTTTGCACAAAATGCACAGGCGTTAGGAATTAGTCAAGCACGCGTTGCAAGCCTAACTGAAACAGTATCTAAAGCTGTTGCTATCTCCGGTGCAAGTGCAGCATCAGCACAAGCGGCCTTAATGCAGTTTGGGCAATCCTTGGCAAGTGGCGTTTTCCGTGGTCAGGAATTTAACTCTGTGATGGAACAAACACCAGGTCTTGCTCAGGCAATGGCTAAAGGGCTTGGTGTATCAGTTGGTGAGCTACGTAATATGGCTAATGCAGGGAAACTCACAATGGATGTTATTATCCCTGCGTTAGAGCGTGTAAAAGGCAGTGTTGATGAGCAATTTAATACACGTGTAATAACTATCGGCATGGCATTTGAAAACTTGCGCACATCCACCACAAAATGGATTGGTGAGTTAGATCAAGCAAGTGGGGCAAGCAAGGGGTTTGCTACTGCTGTTAACGGGGTGGCAGAACACCTAACAGTTGCTACAAGTGCGCTTGGAGGATTTGCTGCCGTCTTGAGTGTAAATAAGTTACGCGCATTTATTGCAGCCGGTAACGAGCAAGCTACATTAGCAATTAATGTCGCTCGTGCAGAAAGCGTAAAAACTGCCGCGCTACGTGAACAAGCCCAGGCGGAAATGAGTTTAATCCAAATCAAACTCACTCACGCACGCACCGAATCGGAACTGTTAGCAATCCAACAACAAGCCGAAGTGCAATCCCGAAAATTGA